TGGTCGAGGAACGCGCCGAACTCGGCGACACCCAGGAGACAATCGTCAACCTGGCCGCCGACGAAACGCGTGACCTGACCGAAACCGAAGACACGAACCTGAAGGACCTCAAGGCTCGAGGCGACGCCCTCGACGCGCGCATCACCGACCTGCGGTCCATTCAGGTTGCGAACCTCGAAGCCGCAAAGCTCAAGGCCGAGGTTGCCGCAACAGACGAGCCCGACGAGACGCGGGCCACCGGCATCGTCACAGTTACAGACGAGCCGCTGACGTATTCGGAGAAGAGCGAGTATTCCTTCTTCCAGGACATGTACCGCAGCCAGGTGCTGTCCGATCCGTCCGCGCAGCAGCGCATCGCCCGCCACCAGAACGAGATGGACATCGAGCACCGCGCCGATGGCACAAGCTCCAATTGGGCCGGGCTCGTGATCCCACAATATGCCGTCGCTCTCGCCGTTGCGAAAGCCCAAGCCGGGAGAAATTTCGCAAACGCCTGTCGACGCCTACCTCTCCCATCCTCTGGGCTTACGGTAAACGTGTCGAGAGTGACGACATCGTCCTCGGCCGCAGCGCAAAGTTCCGAGAACGCTGCGATCAGCGAGACGACGATCGACGACACTCTGATGTCGGCAACCGTCGCCACGTATGCGGGAGCGCAGGACATTTCACGCCAGGCGCTCGAAAGGGGCGACCGGGTCGACGAGATGATCTACGAGGATCTCAGCCTGTCGTATGCGACGAGCCTCACTGCCGACCTGCTCGACGGGCCAGGCACCTCGGGCCGCCATACGGGCATCCTGCGGGTGTCCGGCATCGGCGATGTCGACACCGACGACGGTTCACCGACCGGCTATGAGACTTGGCAGAAGATCGTCAAGGGCATCGGCACGGTCGCATCGGCCAAGTACCTCCAGCCGACCGTGATCATCATGGCACCCCGCCGTTGGAGCTACCTGGTCGGATCGTTGGATTCCAACAACCGGCCACTCCTCACGCCCAACACGCAGCTCGGCACCAACGTCATCGGCGTCGGCGACGCGGCAGGCATCAACGCTGTCGGCAACATTGCCGGTGTGCCCGTCATCGTCGACGGAGGAATGCCTACGGACTTGGGCGCGGGCTCGGACGAGGACGCAGTGGTGATTATGAGAGCTGACGACGTGCTCCTCTGGGAGGACGGCGGCGGCGCACCGATGCTGGCCCGCTACGACTCGGTCGGATCGGCGAACCTCACGATCAAGATCATCTCGTACGGCTATTCGGCCTTCATGGTCAGGGACCCGAACAGCGTCTGCAAGTGCCACGGGACGCTCTACAACGCGACCCTCTAATCCCCCACTGGTCGGGGCGGTCGGTCGACTCGAGCAGACGGTCGGCCGCCCCTACACCTGGAGGCATAAATGAGCAGTTACAAGGATTTGTGGGACAAGCAGGCACCGGCACGCGTCCACAAGGACGGCGACGCTGAGCAGCCCGCTAAGGCTCCCGCGGCGAAGAAGAAGACACCTGCGGCCAAGAAGGCCAAGACGGCCTCGTAGGGGCGTCTGGGGCGTCTGGTGGCCGACTACACCTCGAGAACGACCGTGAAGGAGTACCTCGGCATCCCGTCGGGTACGGCGACGGAGGACGATGCGATCGACGCCGCCCTGGCAGCTGCCGAGGACGAGGTCGACAACATCTGCGGGCGCACGTTCGTGGTGCCTGGCTCGGCGACAGCGAAGGTCTTCGAACCAACCAACGGCGTTGTAGTCGAGGTCGACGACATCGCCCAGACCACGGGCCTCGTTGTCAAAACGGACACCGCCGACGACGGGGCCTACGACAAGACGCTGACGCTGACATCGGAATACATCCTCGAGGGCAACGCCGCCCCGTACCGCATCATTCGCCGCGTGGACGGTTCGACGTTCCCCAGGTACATGTCCGACCGGCCCACTATCGAGGTCACCGCTTATTGGGGGTACGCAATGGCGGTGCCGGGGCCGATCGTCCAGGCCGCCACGGTCCTGTCGGCGCGCCTGTACCAGCGGCGCAGCTCCCCGCTGGGGTTCCAGGCGGGCATGTCGACCGAGTTCGGCCCGGTACGCATCAGCCGCATCGACCCGGACATTCGCACGCTGCTCTACGGCTACCGCCGAATCGGCGTCGCATGAGATGGCCGACTATGCAGCGATCCGCGACGGCCTCAAAACAAGGCTCGAAACCATCTCGGCGCTTACGGTGGTTTACGACAATGTTCCAGATCGCGTCGTCGTGCCGTGCGCGGTGGTTGCACCCGGCAGTCCGATCGCCCAATACCACCAGTCAGGCAACGATTCCGGGGCGCTCACCCAGTTCAACTTCGACATCATCGTCCTCGTCCAGCACTGGGAACCAAACGCCGCCCAGGACAGGATCGACGCAGTGATCTCGGGCGCGGGATCGGTCGAAACGGCCATCGAGGGAAACAAGGTCCTGGGTGGTGCTGCGTCGACGTGTCAGGTCGCGCGGTGCCTTGACTACGGCCGAATCCTGGTGGCCGATACGGAATATTCGGGAGCACGATTCACCGTGGAGGTGTACGCAAGATGAGCAAATACAAGGTAATCGGAAATCACAAAGTCGCAGGTGTTGAACCAGGCGGTTCTCTCACCGAAAAAGACCTCGAGGACTACGCCGTCGACGCACTTGTCGAAGGCGGCCACCTTGCGGATACAACCGGCCCAAAGTCCACGAAAACGGAGGAATAAAACATGGCCGTATACATGGGAAACGACGCGAGCGTTACCATAAACAGTGTTGATTTGAGCGACCATATTGCCCAGATCAGCTTCACCGAATCAGCTGCAGAGCTTGACACAACCGCTATGGGCGACGCGAATGTCACCCGGATCGGCGGCCTAAAGGACGGCTCGGCGACCATCGAGTTCCACTCCGACTTCGCTTCAAGCGAGGTTTATGCGACGCTCAACCCGCTGCTCGGCACGACAACTACCGTCCTGGTGGTTCCGACGACAGACCCCGTCGCTGCGACGAACCCGTCCAAGTCCGTGAGCTGCCTGGTTACCGAGGTGCCATTCGTCGACCACGCTGTCGGCGACCTGGCGACCATCTCGGTTACCTGGCCATTCAGCGGGGTAGTCACAACAGCGACCAGCTGATGATCGACCTGACGCTTACCGTCGAGCTCGAGGACGGGGAAAAGTGGCAGGTCCGTCCAAAGCTCGGGACGTTCATCAAGTTCGAGAGGCAGTACAAGATGCCTGTCTCGACGGCGTTCAACGAACCATCCCTCGAGCACCTCGCGTGGCTCGCCTGGGAGGCATCGCGCAAGGAAGGCCGGGCGGTGCCGCTGTTCGACAAGTTCGTCGACAACCTCGTCGACCTGGATCTGGAGAATGATGACGCCCCTTTAGTCGACACGGCCTGACCTACCACATCGCCGAGCTCGCCCTGGCGACTGGTCAGCCGATAACAGCCCTGGTGGATGCACCGCCGGAGCTGGTGAAAGCACTCAGGGCGGCGCACAACGAACGGATGAAGGACCAGGAGCGTGGCAGGCAGGCAGGTAAGCGTCGACGGCGCTAGGGAGCTGCGGAAGGCGCTGAAGACTGTCGGCGATGAAGCCAAGGCCGGGTTGAAGGACGTGAACCTCGAGGTCGCCGAGATTGTCGCCAGGGCGGCCGTGACGAAGGTTCCGTCGCGTTCCGGGGCGCTTCGGGAAACGGTGCGGGCCGCCGGGGCACAGACCAGGGCCTCGGTCAAAGCCGGATTCAAGAAAGTCCCATATGCAGGCGTCATTCATTTCGGATTTCCTGCCCGCGGAATCCTCCCTCAGCCCTTCCTGTACGACGCCCTCGACGCCCGCCGCGACGAGGTCATGGACGCCTACACCGACGGCATAGCTGACCTCATCAAGAAGAACGGCCTCGGGTAATGGCCAAGAAGTCGTCAATCATCAACGTCGCCGTCCTGGGCGACGCGAAGAAGCTGAAGAAGACCCTCGACGGGGCCGAGAAGCGCGTCGGCACGTTCTCCAACTCTGTCGGCAAGTCGATGAAGTTCGCCGGGGCCGCTATCGGTGCCCTCGGTGTCGCCGGGGCCGCAGCGGTACTCAAGCTCGGCTCCGAGTTCGAAAAGGTGGAACGCACGCTGCGGGTGGGTACCGGTGCGACCGGCGACGCCCTCGAGGCCCTCGTCCAGTCCACCAGGAACCTCGCTAAGAGGGTCCCAGCGGACTTCGAGGCAATCTCGAACGCTGTCGCCGACATCAACACCCGCCTGGGGCTGACCGGCACCGAGCTCGAGGACTTCTCCGAGCAGATGCTGAACCTGTCGCGCATCACCGGGTCGGACCTGCAGGGCAACATCTCGTCTGTTACCAGGGTGCTCGGCGACTGGGGCGACATG